ACTATAAAGTTGCCAAGGACTTCTTTCACTTTGATGTAGATAAGAAGGAATATGTACCTATAATTAAACAGTATGTAAAAAAGTTTTATGATAAAAAGACTGCAACATACATTCTGAAAAATAGTGATGCTAGTATGGCATTTAGTCATATTGCTTGTTACTGCCATTACATGAATAATGACAAAGCAGATCAAGTGCCTGAGGATAGTCACAACTGGATGTCAGGTAGATTTGGTGCTCTTGCAGAAAAAGGCGAATCTATTGTTGAAGAAGTCAAAGCAGTGGAAGCAGAAAAGCCTAAGAATGTCTATGTTCCTAGCATCCAAGATCGTATTAAGGAAGCAAGTGGAAACATTATTGCTGAGATAGAAGAAGCAGTTGATGATTTTATTGATAATCCGGACAAGTTCAAAGGTTTGGATGCTGTTAAACTATTCCGTAAACTAAATGTTAATCAAGCACACGCAAGACATATCCGTGCATTCTACGAAGGACCACTAGCAGAATACAAGATGCTACAAGAACCTGCTCGTGAACAAGACGAAGATTTGCGTGAAGGATATGCACACTTGGAAAAAGCAGCCATTAAGCGTGGCGTGACGTTGTTTAGTGGCATATTAGGTGCATGTGATCTTATTTCAGCAGAAAGCAAAGCAACTCGTAAGACACGCACACCCAAGCCTAAGAGTGCTGACAAGTTGGTAGCAAAAATGAAGTATTGTAAAGTCGACGAAAAGTACAAAGTAGCCAGCATAAATCCTGTTGAGATTATTGATGCTAGTGAAGTTTGGGTGTTTAATGTTAAGACACGCAAAATTGGAAAGTATGTTGCCGAAGAACATGCTACACTACAAGTCAAAGGTACTACACTACAGTTTTTTGACGAGAAGCAGAGTATTGCAAAAACACTACGCAAGCCAGAGCAACAACTATCAGACTTTAACAAAAGTGGTAAAGTGCAACTGCGTAAGTTCTTAGACAATATTAAAGGTGTTGAGACAAAACTCAACGGACGTATCAACGCTGATACTGTTATCCTTAAGGCAGTAAAGTAATAAATAGTGTGTAAGAACAGGAACACACTATGGCAACACTAGCAAGTTTAAGAGCAGACACAACTGATTATATTCGCTATCGCTTAGGCGATGGTATGGTTGATGTTGAACTAGATCCAGAACACTATGACAATAGCATTGATAAGGCAGTAAAACGTTTTCGTCAGCGCAGTCAAAATGCTTATGAAAGTTCATATGTATTTCTAAGTATTGTAACAGAACAGCAAGAATACACACTACCAGACGAGATAGAAGAAGTTCGTCAGGTGTATAGACGCAGTGTTGGTAGTGGCAGTAGTGATACTGGTACACAGTTTGAACCGTTTGAAGCAGCATTTCAGAACACTTACTTGTTACAAAGTGGACGCATAGGCGGCATGGCAACATATGAAATGTACTATCAGTATCAAGAACTAAGTGCTAGATTGTTTGGTGGGTTTGTAAATTTTGAATTTAACCCTGTCACTAAAGTTGTTACACTGCTTCGTAAATTTGGTGCAAGCGGAGAACAAGTTGTGCTGTGGACTTACAACCTACGTCCAGAAGCAAGATTACTACAGGACAGACATGCTGGACCATGGATTCAGGACTACGCACTAGCACTTGCAAAGTATACACTGGGCGAGGCACGTTCAAAGTTTAGTACAATTGCAGGACCACAAGGTGGCACTTCACTTAATGGTGATGCACTTAAAGCAGAAGCACAAGTTGAAATAGACAAACTCGATGAAGAACTACGCAACTATGTTGACGGTAGTGATCCGCTCTCATTTATTATTGGCTAATAAGAGGACTTAATGATTATAGGAATTTGCGGATTGATTGGTTCCGGTAAAGGAACTGTCGCTGATATTCTAGTCGACCAAGGATTTAAAAAAGTAAGTTTTGCTGACAAACTCAAAGATGGTGTAAGCACAATCTTTGGTTGGGATCGTGCAATGCTGGAAGGAGACACAGATGAATCAAGACAGTGGCGTGAGCAGCGAGACGACTTTTGGAGTAATGAAACGAAAATGGAAGTCACTCCTCGTTTGGTGCTTCAGTTATTTGGTACTGATTGCATGCGTAATGGCTTTGATGAAGGAATCTGGGTAAGCACACTAAAGAAACACTTGCTAGACAATCCAGGTAACTATGTTATACCTGATGTACGTTTTCGTAATGAACAAGATATGATTCGTGAAATAGACGGAGAAGTATGGATGATAAAGCGAGGAGAGAAGCCTGATTGGTGGGCAAAAGCAACATTAGACAATGCCACTGGTAGCAACTTTATGTCTGATGAGGATATTCATACCAGTGAATGGAAGTGGATTGATACTGATGATCAGTTTCACGAGATTATACACAACAATGCTTCAATAGACGAACTTAGGCATCAGGTGTTAGGTCACCTCTGTGCCATCCCGTACTAATGAGTTCAGCGTTGCAGTTTAAGCAGACTGTTTTAAGATTACGGTTGCTTACGTTTTTGAGATTTCCATCTATATAAAATACAACAACTTGCGCTCTTAGCACAGGCTTAAACCCACAAGCCTCGCAGTTTCGTTTGAGTTTGTATCCACTATCAACCCATAATGGCTTTACAGGCTTGTGTAATTTTAAGCACTGTTCACACTTCTTCCTAAAATAAGGTTGCTTATCCTTATAGTAGTTTATTGCTCTAGGACGCTGTCCACATGTCTCACAAATAGGGCGTTGCATATGTTTATTTAACCATACCTTTAAAGGGATTCGCCAAATAAGGTGTTTTTATGGGTGTTCTTATAAATAGTTATAACGAATACAAAACCTTGATTGAGGAAGAAAAACATGGCACTAATATCACCAGGCGTAGAAGTTACAGTTATTGACGAAAGTAACTATGCTCCATCAGCAGCAGGAACAGTAGCAGCGATTGTTGTTGCAACTGCACAAGATAAGACAAGTGGTACCGGCACAGGCACAGCGGCAGGAACAACCGCAGCAAATGCTGGTAAGACATACTTGATCGGAAGCCAGAGAGAACTAACAAGTACTTTCGGTAATCCAACATTTTACAACACAGCAAGCGGCACACCGATTAACGGTTACGAGCTTAACGAATATGGTTTGATGGCAGCATACAGTTTACTTGGTGTTAGCAACAGAGCATACGTTATCCGTGCAGATGTTGATCTTACAGAACTAGCAAGTAGCACAAGTCGTCCACTAGGAAATCCTACAGCAGGAACAGTTTGGTGGGACATGAGTACAGATACACGCTGGGGCATTTTTGAATGGAACCAGAGCACAGGTGTGTTTACTAACAAAGTTCCAACAGTAATTACAAGCACAACAGATTTGTCAGGCGGTGTTCCGAAAACATCAATTGGCGCAATTGGCGATTATGCACTAGTTGCTACAAACACTAGTAATCCTGTGTACTACAAAAACCGTAGTAATGCTTGGGTCCTAGTAGGAAGTAGTAACTGGATGATTGCACATCCAACAATTTCTGGTACAGTAGCAAATGGCACTCTTGTAAGTGGTAACACAATTACTATTAACTCAGCCACAGTTACACTAAGTGGAACAACTGTAGCAGCTCTTGCAACTAGCATTAACAACGCAAGTATTGATGGTGTTACTGCAGCCGCAGTTGACGGAAAGATTGAAATTTATGCAACAAACCTTGCAGAATCAAATGGTAGTGTTGCAGATGGAAAAATTATTCTTGCAAATGCAAGTGGAACAATCCTAACTGTAACTGGACTAACAGCAGGCACATATGCAAGACCACTTATTGCACAGGACCCACATTACACAGTTCCAGCATGGAAGTCAACAGATACAACACCTCGTCCAGCAGGAAGTGTATGGGTTAAGACAACCTCAAGTAATAGTGGATTCCTAGCAGACGTTAGCACATATGATAGTGCAACTGGCGCATTTGTTGGTGGCAGTGCCCCAGCATATGAAAACGACCAAACTGCACTAAAGAATCTAGACACAACAGGCGGCAGTGCTATTACAGCAGGCAGTTTTTATGTACAGTATGATGTAACTGAGAATGATACAGTAACTTACAAGTTGTTCAAGCGTTATAGCACAGGTGCATTAAGTGTAACTGGATTGATTAATGCGGCAGCACCACTAACAGGTAGTGATGAATTTACTATCCAAGCAAGTGCAGCAAATAGCACAACACTAACAAGTGCAGTAACAGTTACAGTAAGTGGCACAGGTATTGCAGACATTGCAAGTGACATTAATGCTGCTAATGTAGCAAACGTAAGTGCAAGTGTTAACTCAAGCGGTTACTTGGTAATTACACATGCATTAGGTGGTGTGATTGTAATGAAAGACACAAGTGGTACTCCACTAGTAGACGCAGGTATTACAACAAGTATTACTACTAAGCAAGTCCGTGCAGGTAACAGTAGTGACATTATCCTAAGTAACTGGATTGCAGACACATATACTGCAAGTACAAGTTCACCTAGTGCAAATCCAACTGATCTTACATACTGGTATGCAGGTGGATTTGAAGCAGACATTATGGTTCACAATGGCACAACATGGCAGGGTTATCAAAATATAACTGACACACGCGGCTTTGCACTAGCAGATACAGATCCAGCTGGTGTTATCTTTAGTACTACAGCACCAACTGTACAAAGTGATAGCACTGTACTTGTTAACGGTGATTTGTGGATTGACACAAGTGATTTGGAAAACTATCCTGCACTTTACAGACGCGAAACTGTAAGTGGTGAAGCAACATGGGTATTAATTGATAAAACAGACCAAACCACAGAAAACGGAATACTGTTTGGTGATGCACGTTTTATGGGCGACGGAACAACAGACGTTGTGACTGGTACTATCCCAACGATTGCAACACTTCTTACAAGTGACTATCTAGACATTGACCGTCCAGACCCAACAATTTACCCACGTGGTATGCTACTGTTCAACACTCGCCGTAGTACATATGGTGTAAAGCGGTTTAGAAGTGATTACTTCTCACGCACTAACTTTAGTGACACAAGTGCATATCCAACGCTTCCTACAGAAACGGATGCATGGGTAACATCAAGTGGAAGTACATTTGGACGTAAAGCAGTTCGTAGTGTTGTTACTAATGCAATGAAATCTGCACTCGATGCAAGCACAGAGCTTCGTGAAGATGCAAGAATCTTTAACACTATTGCAGCACCAGGATATCCAGAGCTAATCAGCAACATGGTAAGCCTAAACAACGACAGACGTCAAACAGCGTTTGTAGTAGGCGATACTCCTATGAGATTAGCAGCAACAAGTACTGCTATTGAAAATTACGCAACAAACACTGCGGCAGCAACTGACAACAATGAAGATGGACTAGTTACTAGCGATGCATACTTGGGTGTGTTTTATCCAAGTGCAACAACAAATGACCTAAGTGGTAACACAATTGTTGTTCCAGCAAGTCATATGATGCTACGCACAATTGCTAGAAGTGATGATATTAGTTTCCCATGGTTTGCACCAGCAGGTACACGTCGTGGACTAGTAGACAACGTTGCAAGTATTGGTTACGTCAACAGCGTAACAGGTGCATTTATTAATGATAACATTCGTGAGAGTGTAAGAGATACACTGTATACAAACAGAGTTAATCCTATTGCATTCTTTAACGGAAGTGGCATTCTTAACTATGGTAACAAGAGTCGTGCAACAAGTTCTAGTGCGCTAGATCGTATTAACGTTGCAAGACTAGTTGGATATCTAAGACGTCAACTACAAACAATTGCTACAGGCTATGTGTTTGAACCAAACGATAAGATTACTAGAGACGAGCTAAAGCAGCAAGTTGAACAGACACTTAACGATTTGGTTGCAAAACGTGGCGTATTCGATTACTTGGTAGTTTGTGATGAAACAAACAACACACCAGCCAGAATTGATCGTAACGAACTATATGTTGATGTTGCTATTGAACCTACTAAGGCTGCGGAATTTATCTTTATTCCGATTAGACTTAAAAACACAGGTGAGATTGCAAGTGGAAACGTAGCGGCAGCAAGCACTGTTTAATAAAAACTAACAAATATGAGGGGTAAAAATACCCCTCATTTTTTATGACTGGAATTAGATAAATACTTTTATAATTAATTAGGAGCGAAACAAAATGTCAGTTTCATCATTAACAAAGTTTACAGTGCCGTTAGACGGTGATCAGAGTGCAGCAAGTCAAGGCTTGCTTATGCCAAAACTTAAATACCGCTTCCGTGCATCATTTGAGAACTTTGGTATTAGTAGTCCTCGTACAGAGATGACAAAGCAGGTAATGGATATTACACGCCCTAGTGTAACATTTGAAGAGTTTGAAATTCCTGTTTACAACAGTAGAGTGTACTTAGTTGGAAAACATCAGTGGGATTTGGTTACAGTTAATCTACGTGACGATGTTAACGGCGGTGTAACAAAGTTATGCGGAGAGCAAGTACAAAAGCAGTTTGATATGATGGAGCAGAGCAGTGCAAGTTCAGGCATTGACTACAAATTTATCACACGCTTTGAAATTCTAGATGGCGGCAATGGTGCAAACGCACCAAGTGTGCTTGAGACTTGGGAACTATACGGCTGCTTTATTCAGAACATCAACTACGGTGATCTTAACTATGCAAGTCAGGAACCTGCAACGGTTGCAATGAGTATTAGATTTGACAATGCTGTACAATCACCACTGGGTGACGGCGTTGGTGCTGCGGTAACGAGAACACTAGGTCAAACTATTACTGGCTAATAGGAGTTATTCCAAATGGCTAGTGTAAACCCACTACTATCACCCTTAACTCAAGGCGAAACAATGCGCGATTACAAACATGCGTCGCGCACTTTTGTTGACAACAACTTTGAATTACAGCCTAGACATGGGCATCTCTTTCATGTAGTATTTGAATTTACAGCAGAAGCACAAGGGCTATTCAATACAGTCGAAAAACTTGAGATGCCTATACTTGTGAAAACTATAGATTTGCCTACATATACTATTGATGTACAAACACACAACCAGTATAATAGACAAGTACAAACGCATCATAAAATTAATTACAATCCAATTAATGTAACGTTCCATGATGATGTTAAAGAACTTATTCGTAATCTCTGGCACAAGTATTATGTATTTTACAGTGCTGATCCAACCTACAGTTTAGAC